AGGTGAACAATATTCCTCTAACAAAGGAAATGGCTGATAAAATAAAAATATAAAAACGGAGGTATTTTATGATACTATTTAATAATGCTTATGCTACTGTTTGGGAAATTGAGGACAAAGGTAATTTTGTAAAAGGCAGGATTTCAACCAGTGAGAAAAACAAAGAAGGTAAATATGTTAATTCTTATTGGTTTGCTACATTTGTAGGTAAAGCAAAAGAGCCTGCTTTAGCTTTATCTGCAAAAGACAGAATTAAAATCACAAGTGGTAAAATTAGCAATACAACTATAGGAGAAGGAAAAGATAAGAAATCATTTGTAAATGTTGTTATATTCGACTTTGTGAATATGAGCAATTCACAAATAGATAGTCAAATGGATGACCTTCCTTTCTAATTCATTCTCATAATTAATATATAAAGGGAGAAATTTTTCTCCCTTTATATCAAAAAAAGAAGGAGGTTGATTATTTGTTAATACCGCAAGAACTTATTATTAAAGCAAAGGAACAAATGGGCGATAGGGCTGCTTATATAATTGCAGAAGCGTTACATTTACAAGAATTTGACGAAAGAAATTTAAAAGCATTATGTCCATTTCACGAGGAGCAAACTCCTTCCTTCGTGTGGAATCCGAAGAATTATAGTTATCATTGTTTTGGATGTAGTCGTAATTTTGGAATATTAGACCTATATATGCAACAAGGTTATACATATTTAGGAGCAGTAGAAAAACTATTTGAGGAAGTAGGAATTAAATATAGCTTTGGTACAAAAAACATAGAAACAAAACGAGAATATAAATATCCTAAAGAAGAAACAAATACGGATAGAAGTAAAGTAGAACAATATCTTACATTAAGATGTATAAGCAAAGAAACATTAGACTATTGTGATATTAGACAAGATAGTCATGGCAATATAGTTTTTAATTATTATGATACAAATGATGTTCTTACAATGGTAAAATATCGTCCTGCAAGAAAACTTAATAAAGGAGAAATGAAATGTTGGTGTCAAAAAGGTGCTGATACTACACCTTTATTATTTAATATTAATAGAATTGATCCGACACAACCGTTGCTGATTTGCGAAGGAGAGTTAGATTGTTTATCAGCTATTGAGGCAGGATTTAAAAATACAGTTTCAGTACCATTTGGTGCAGGGAATGAATCGTGGGTCGAGGAGAACTGGGACTGGTTAGAGCAATTTAATAAAATAATAATATGGGCTGATGCTGATGAAGCTGGACGGAAAATGAAGAAAAATATAATACCACGCTTAGGACAATGGCGTTGCTATGAAGTTGAAGCACCGACAGAAATAGAAAAAGATGGTAAAACAATATACATAAAAGATATTAACGAAGTATTGTATTATTACGGAAAAGATAAAGTTATAGAATGTATCGATAATGCAAAAGAAATGCCTATTACTGATGTGGTGGATTTGTATGATATACAGGAATTTGATGTAGAAACTGCTGAAGGTGTATTTTCTGGTTTTGAAGAGATAGACAAATGGATATATAAATTTTTCTTTGGTTGTATAAATATAATCACAGGGATCAACGGCAGTGGCAAGTCAGTATTAATAAATCAAATGTGTATATGTGAACCTTTAAATCAAGGATACGATGTATTTGTGTTTAGTGGAGAAATGACTAAGCCACAGTTAAAAAAATGGATTGAATTGCAATTGGCAGGGAGAAGGCATATTGAAATTGAAAATAAACACATTAGAAAAATAAAACCAGAGATTAGAAAACAAATGAGAGATTGGTACAGAGGGAGGATTTACGTTTATGATAACGATAAAGACTTTACAGCAACTTCAATATTGAACAAAATGGAAGAATTGGCACGTAAAAAAGGAGTTAAGATTTTTGTGTTAGATAATTTGATGATGATTGACCTTGAGTGTAATAATGAAAACATATGGCAAAAGCAGAAAGAATTTGTAGTAAAACTTGTAAATTTTGCACATAAATTTAATGTCCTTGTGCATTTAGTAGCACATCCACGAAAGGTTGAAACAATACGAAGATTAACTAAACTGGACGTAGGTGGAAGCGGAGACATAACCAATTTAGCACATTATGTTATGTCTATACATAGAATTACTCCAAAAGAAAAAGAAGGAATAAAAAATAAAAAAGGGGAATATGTAGTTCAGCCAATAGAGTATGATTGTATTATAGACTTATTTAAAAATAGAATTACTGGAACGCAAGATAAAGAATTGGGGGTATATTTTGATAGTCCTTCATATAGGTTATGGTCTACAAAAGAAGAACTAGATAAAGTATTTAAATGGGATAAAAATAAATATAATGATAATTTACCAGACCCTAGAGATGAAAATTTACCAGAATTTATGCGAGGTTGATTATGAGTAATTATACTATATTTCATTTACATAGCGATTTATCTATTTTAGATAGTGCAACTAAATATGAAGCATACATAAATAAAGCCGTAGAAGTCGGCATGACTTCTATTGGCTTTTCAGAGCATGGAAATGTATTTCAATGGATTAAAAAGAAACAACTTTGTGATAAGGCTGGTATAAAATATATACATGGGCAAGAATTTTATATTACTGAATCTTTAGAAAACAAAGTTAGAGACAATTGGCATTGTATTCTTATTGCCAAAAACAAAGATGGAGTTAAAGAATTAAATAGATTATCTTCACTTGCTTATACTAAAGATGGACATTTTTATTATGATGCAAGAATTGCATTAGATGAATTAATTAGCACAAGCGATAACATTATTGTTACGACAGCGTGTTTAGGAGGAATATTAAACAACGGAACAGACAGTGCTAAACAAAAATTTTTAGATTTTTTAATCAAAAATAAGCACAGATGTTTTCTTGAAATACAACATCATAACGACAAAGAAAAAACACAATATAAGTATAATAAATATTTATATGAGTTATCTAAACAATATAATATTCCGCTTATTGCTGGTACAGATACACATAGTCTAAATAAAGAATTACACGATGTTAGAAGAATATTGCAAAAATCAAAACATATTAAATTTGAAAATGAAGAAGATTGGGATTTGACATTTAAAACTTATGACGAACTTGTTGAAGCATATATTGAACAAAATGCACTACCAAAAGTAGTATTTTTAGAAGCTATAGAAAATACAAACATACTTGCAGATATGATAGAAAATTTTGAATTAGACTATACATACAAATATCCTAAGACTGAAAATGCTGAACAAGTATTTTTAGAAAAAATTAATAATGCTTTGATCGAAAAGGAGTTAAATAACGAAACATATAGAAATAGAATTGAATACGAGTTACAAGCAATAAGAAAAAACAAGGCAATAGACTATTTGCTGTTACAGGAAAAAATAATTTCTTGGTGTAAAAACAATGATATATATGCAGGGCCTAGCAGAGGTTCGGTATCTGGTTGTCTGTGTGCATATTTATTAGGCATTACCGAAGTAGACCCAATTAAATATAATCTTAATTTTGATAGATTTATGAATACTGAAAGGGTAAGTCTTAGCGATATAGATGTGGATTACCCGCCTAACAGAAGAGATGAAGTCAAAAAATTTGTGTTTAATAATTTGGGGTTAAATTGTTGTGATATAGTAGCTTTTAATACTGTAGCATTAAAAGGTGCGATTAGAGATGTGGCAAGAGCATTGGAAATACCACTTGATATAGTTAATAAGATATGTGAAAATGTCGAACAAGATGAAGAAAAATATAGAAAACAATATCCTGAATTATTTAAATATGTTGATTTATTAAATGGCGTAATTACATCAGTCTCAATACATCCTTGTGGCTCTGTGGTAAGTTATTATAACTTAGAAGAAGAATTAGGATTGTTTACTACTTCTACAAATGAATATCCGATATCACAGGTAGATATGAAAGGTATTGATAGTGTTAATTTTGTTAAACTTGATATATTAGGATTAGATAACATACAAATTATAAACGAAACTTGTAAATTAGCAGGAATTGAAAGGATTACGCCTGACAATTTGGATTTTAATGACGTTTCTGTATGGGAAGATATTGCACAAGACAATACTTCTATATTTCAGATGGAGTCTGATTTTGCAGGGCATGTAATAAAACAACTATTTAGTAAAGAAGTATTAAATAAAATAAAAAAACAAATAGGATATATAGATTATTTATCTTTGTTTTCAATGGCTAATGGTGCAATAAGACCAGCAGGAGAATCATATAGAGATAAAATGTGTCAAGGCATAATTAATGATAATGGGCATCCTGCACTAAATGAGATGTTGTCTTCAACGCTTAATTATCTTGTATATCAAGAACAGATTATTGAATTTCTCAATAAATTTTGTGGTTTTACAATGGGTGAGGCAGACGTAATAAGACGAGGGTTTGCCAAGAAGTTGGGAACAGAACAATACATACCACAAATAAAAGATGGTTTTATAAAAACAATGCAAGAAAAATATAATACCACAAAAGAAGAAGCAGAAAAGATTATAGAATCATTTTTAAGAGTTATAGAAGATGCAAGCGATTATTTGTTTTCTTTAAATCATAGTTTGCCATATAGTATGATAGGTTTTGCTTGTGGTTATTTGAGAAAATACTATACCATAGAGTATTTGACAGTATTATTAAACAAAGACAATCAAGAAAAAACTACAAAGATAATTGAATATGCAAAGAGTAAGGGTATAAAAGTAAAACCTATAGAGTTTGGTAAGTCAAAAGCTGATTATTTCTTTGATAAAGTAGAAAACACTATATACAGAGGTTGTGCAAGTATTAAATATCTAAACAAAGAAGTAGCAAATGAGCTATATGAATTAAGCAAAAATAAATATAATAGTTTTATTGATTTGCTTGTAGACATTGTAGAAAAAACATCAGCAAACACAAGACAAATAAGTATATTAATACAATTAAATTACTTCAAACAATTTGGAGAAAACGGTAAACTATTGAATGTGTATAAAGGGTTTACTGAAGGAAGTAATGTGTATAAAGAGTTTACTGAAGGAAGTAATAAATATGATAAAAAATATAAAGACAATACAAAAATAAAGCGTATAACTGCATTAAAAGAAATTGAAAGTATAACGCCTAATAAAAGAATATCTTTAAAGGAACAAATTAAATTTGAACAAGAATTATTAGGATATATTCAAACGACAATTCCTAATATAAATCCAAGATATGCGTATGTTATGGATATTGATACTAAATTTTCTCCAAAACTTAATTTATACTGTTTAGCAAAAGGTACTACAGGCATCATGAAAGTAAGTAAATGGGATTTTGAAAAATATCCAATAGAAACAGGTGATGTTATATATATCAATAAGAGTAAGAAAAAATCTCAGAAAATATTTAAGGATGGTAAGTTTATTGAAAACGAGGATGTAAAAGAATATTGGATAGAAGAATATACTATAGCAAATAGTGAATTTTTATAAAATATAAATATAAAATTATACTTGACAAATATAAAACTTGTGGTATTATATAAGTAGGTGATAAGACTACTTGTATAAAATATGTTTTTTATTAAAATGTGAACTACCGGATTTAAGTAAAGAATTTTGGAAGGAGCAAACATTTTGGAGCAATGGATATTTTGTTTGTAGTATAGGTAATGTAAGTAAAGAAGTTATAGAAAAATATATTCAAGAACAAGGATAAGCCTTCATCCACGAGGCTGAAGCCGTCGTGGTTTTCGGCTAAGATTTTATATAAAAATAATATATAGGAGGTTATGTATGAAGGTTATAAGAAGTGGTGTTTTTGAAACAAATTCAAGTAGTACGCATTCAATATGTATTACTAAAAACAACATCCTGGACGATAAGCAAGATTTTATAAAATTTACAATAGGCGAATTTGGTTGGGAGCATGAAAAATATACTACGCATTATGAA